AGTTTGACATTAGATTCATTTTTCATTAGGGGAGATATGTATGTCTCAAACCTTTCTTTTGATATGATTAACGTTACTTCATTAGTTGCTTGTATACCAAACTTTGATAATGTTGAAGGCATATCATCATAACCATCGAAGTTATCAATGTATGCTTCTAAAGGATATGCATCATCGAATTTTGATTGTGTTACTTCTCGTAATATCGTGCTCTCACTTACAAACTTTCTTGGCATGTAGTGTATTTCTACACCGTACATTTTCAACTGCTCGTTAATCAAAGACTGAACGAGACTTTGTTCCCCAGAAGAGCCTTGTTGAAAAAACGGATTTAATGCCATTATATTAACCTATGAAATCAAGAGGTGGTATCTCGTAAGTGTTAGACATTTGCTCTCTGATAATTGCTAAATCATTCATTGCATCATCATAAATTTGTCTACCATTTAGTTCAACCCCACCAGGCAGTTTAACTCCTTGGAATTTAATTAAGTTTTGACCCCATTGTCTTTTGACAAGTGCAGTAAAGTATCTTTTTAGAAAAGAATCATTATACACTTTTGCATAATCATTTGGATCTAGTGTTCTAAAAACATCTAATACAAGAAATTCACCTGCACTCACACTTGACCAATCAATATCCAAATACAATCTATTTTGTCTTTTATTAAATCTAATTTGTTTCTGTGTTGTCAATAAAAAATTAATATCTTCAAGATATGTTTTTGTCATTGCATATGTCAATAATTCAGTCGATCCGTAGAAGTAAACATCATTTAAAAACAACTGATATTTTAAACTGAACATACCACTTGACATTCTGTTTGATCCGTCAAAGTGAAATACTTTAGTAACACCTATGATATCATCTGGAACTTGTAAATAATTTGAAGTTTCATTGAAACTAAAAGAAGTTGTTCCACCATCAATAGTAGCGGTAGCAGTAGATGTTGTAATTCCTATATTGTCTGTTTCACCATCTCTTGATCTTCCCCTTGTTATATCATCATCAGTAATTTTATACTTCAAGAATGATGGATACACACCATCAAAATGTCTCTCTTGAAAATATTGAATAGCATCATCCAATAGATCCTCAACTTGTTCATCTGCAACGTTGATTTCTAATACTGGTGCACCTAATTGCCTTTTAGCATAGGTAATTAATTCTGATCTAGTGGATGGTTGAGCCATTTATACTATACCTCTATCCATATTTATAGTGCGGAGATTGACGATATGCCAGGTTGAACAAGAATGTTACCATCAACCAATCTATAGAATGTATTTCCAGAACTAACAATGACATCATATACATATCGACCTTCCTCTATTAGTTTAGTCTGTGTTCCACCAAGTGATATGCGAATTTTGCCATCAGCAGCACTCGTAAACCCAACAGCAAAAGTTGCCGTAGGGAAAGCAGTTGATCCTATCGAAACACTCTTAGTCATCTGAGATGATCCAGAATATCCTTCAAGATTAAATGCAGTATTTGATGTTCCTACAACCTCAAAGTTACCCTCAAAATTAGCACCACCAAGCATGGCAAAATTAGCTGCGTATGCAACTCCTGCTTCTGGATCGAAAGTAATTTTTTTAGTTGCCATTTACTAACTCCTTTAGTAAAGATTTAATTTCGCCCAATTCACTTTTTAAATTAGCAATATCTTCTTCAATGTTTAAAGATTTTTCCTTTTCAATTTTACGTTTTTCACGACGATTAACATATTGTTGATAGGCATTTTTATTAGTGTTAATTATTTGATCAGTGTATGGATCTCTAACTAAATCACTGTTACCTTTAACTGGAATAAAATCTGACATTATGCTAAAGTGATAACTCTCAAATTAGAAAGTCTAGGAACATATGTTTGATTAGTTGATGTTAAAACCAGTTTTATTCTATAATATTTAAACTCTGGAAGATCTTCCATGTTGAATTCATATTCTTTAAATGTAGCCTCATTGCTTCTTAATGCTGCATCAACTTTAGGAATGAGTCTATCAGGTAAACCATCACTCTCAGTAGAATTAATAACTTGACCCTGATTATTTAAGTTTTTATAGCCAGGGAACGCTTCAAATATTGGATCAAAATTAGGATTTGTGCTAATGGCATAATATGCTCTTATATCAGAAAATTCATTAATATGAGCATCAACTAATATTTTAATTGATGAAGCAGAGTTTGCCAAAGCGTTCTCTCTAGAGACATATAAACATGATGTGGGATCTTCAAATAACGTATTGACTCTAGGATCTTGTTTGTAATTTGTGATAGGAGCATCAACTCTGTTTGAAATTAGAACTGCACTCATTCTTTGTAAATCAACAACAGGAGATAAGTTTGGATTACTACTTTCTAACGTAAGTGTCATATTAAGAGATCTATCACCAGGTGCATTTTGAATCGCTGTGTTACTAGTTTCATTGATTCTAGATGCAATCATTCTAGGTGAATCTAAGTAATTTGATTTATTTAATGTTACTGGTTCACTACCTTTGTCTAAAAATGGAACATCAGTTCCTTGACCCAAACCATTACCAAGACTAGCTGCAGATACTGTTTTGATAGCAGCAGATATTGAAGTACCAGGTACAGTTATATTAGCTACATTTGGTGAAATAATTTGATATGGAATATTCTGTGTTGCATGAGCATCAAATCCACCAGCAGATTTAGTATCATTAAAGAATAATTTTGGATTACTGTTTGCACTTGCATCAGTTGTTCTATTAGGAACAGTGAATGGTAATCCAGTTTGAGCAGCAGTTAAATCACTAGTATCTATTTTAAGAGTGTAACTATCAAATGTGATTGGATTTGGATCTCTATCTGTAACATCACTCATTAAGTGAGTTCTATTAATTCTTGCAAGAGATACACCACCCAACTCATACTTACGAACTGGTGATCCTTTAATATATCCTTTTGCATTATTTCCTCTTGTTATGCCTGTGATTGACCCACCAGAAGCACCTGTATATTTTATAACTTCATCACCTATTTGTAATAGGCCTGGATTTGTTGCTCCAACGGAAACATTCTCATAAGTTGTGAAGTTATCAGTGCTCTCAACAGATATAGTTGAAGTAGAACTTTGACCATAAGGTAATGATAGTTTTGTTGGAGGAACATCAGATTCAACATCAGTTAATGTTACTCTATTTTGCTCATGGTGCATACCATGATTTCTATGATCTACAGTAAAGTGTAGACCATCACTTACAGATGTAATTTTTTCCACTGAAGTGATTCTAGCATTAGTTGAAGAAGAACCAACTGTAGTATTCAATGATGTTGTTAAACCAGTGATTGGATGTGTATATGTTAATTTTCCACCCACAGCAAAATCTCCTTGAACATTATCTATTATAATTTCATCAGTTCTACCTATTGAAACGATAGACAATCTTCCATTTCTACCAACAAATTGACCCCCAATTGATGTTATTCCAAGAACGTCACCTTGTTGGAATCCAGTTCCAGAAGTAATAATTCTTGCTGATGATATACCACCATCAGTAACAACTACATCAGCAGTCATTGAATCACCACCAGCAGTTATGTTAGTAAGAGCAACACCAACATGCAACCCAGTTCCAGATGCAGGAGAGTATCCTAATCCTGCATTAACAATTCCCATGCTACCTGTTCCAACACCAGCACTACCAACAAAATCACCAGATGCATTTGATGCAGCACTGTAAGAAGTATCACCATCATTAAATGATAATTGATTGATTGTATTACCTAAAGTAAGAACAGTATCTGCCAAAGAGGTTCCGATACCAACTCTAATTTTTTTAGATGTAATGTTAATTGAGTTTGGTTGTAGTCTTGCAACTTGATTATTACCCTCGGATAAAATGGGATTATATATCTCCATAGTTCCGCTAGTTTCAAATACAGCTTTGTTAATTACAAACTTCAGATCTTCCCACTGACTTGGTTCCCAAGTAGAAGCGTTTTGCGATTTAAAGAGTGATCCCAAATATGGTTGTTGTGAAATAAATTCATCAGTTAATAAATCAGATTCTCCAATTCTTGATATGAATACTTTATACTTAGTTGACCATGATGCCAAACATATCGCATATTCCGTGTTATCTCCTTCAAGATATACTGGTGCTTCAAAAGTAAATCTTGTTGCTACAGTTCCATTTGTAGATACATTAATTTGATCAGGAGCTTTAATTATTTCAGAGAATGGTAAAATCTTTTGAGTTGGAACTCCACCTTCCATTGTTCTGATTTGGAATGTCATTGGGATATCCATATCATCCTTAGTTTGGAAGTAGATATCACAACTTGTGATAAAGATACCACCCTCTTCAGTAACTTGGAAAGATTGTGCTAATGGGTCATACCATCCAGTTCTTGAACTCACTGAAGTATCAGTTGAAATTGCCTCTGTCTTCATAACAGTGGATCCTGTTAATGTTCTAACAGCTCTTTCATCTTTACTAGGTTTGGTTTGAATTATCGCATTTCGAGTAGAAATAATATTTTCCTGAACTGTCTCTAATGTTCCTTCAGCAGAATACTTAGCCTCACCATATGTATCTGTATTTTCTTGATTGTTAGTGGCATTATCAATCATTGTAAGAGTTTTTGTTCCTGTTTCAAATATTGGATGATTACCACTATTTGGATTTGGAATATAGAAACTACCAATTAAGTTTGCACCAAGATCAGATATTAATCTTCTTTGCACAACAGTTGCAGTAGCACCACTATTAACACCTCTAAGTTCCATACCAATATGTGTGTAACCAAAATAATCTCCTTGTGCTTGATCACTCATTGATTTGGTATCAATATTTAAAATAGTGGATGTAGAGGAGTAAGTTGCTGGCATATCCGTAGCACCACCACTAGCAGATGCGAGTTGAACAGTACCTGGTGTTCCTAAAAATGTTTCAAGACCAGTAGCACCGACTTGTGAAATATATGGATTCTTAGCAAAAACTTCTGTTGGAGCATTATATGGGCCTGCTCTATGATTTGCTTGTGCAACTCTAAATTTAATTGCTGCAACATCTGTTCCCTCTGCAGGTATACCAGATCCTGGCATTTTCCCAATAACAGTTTCTCCAACTTGGAAAGTTCCTGAAGTCATTGTGATCTCAGTTAATTTAGGAGTAATGTATTGTGTTACTTGAACTCCATCAAAGAAACCAAATAATTGTGTAAGTGGTTTACATTTTGTCACTCTAACCTCAATGTTCCTAGAACGCATGTTAGTAATAACATCACGACTTACAACTTTATCTCCTAAAGATTCATTATCAAACTGCTCTGTAACAACTTTTCTAGTTCCAGTTCTAGTTTGATTATCAACTTTGAATGTATCACGAATTGTATCTTCAAAAGTAGTTGTTGTAGTTGTTGTATCCCATCTAGAAATGTTTGTTCCACGACCACCATTTATCCAACCTCTTCTAAGGATATGTTCTTCAGTTACTTGACTGTGAGTTTGTCTTCTTTCTTTACGATCTGAATAATCAGTTCCAATCCAACTAGTTTCCCAAGAATTCCATTGTATTGGTGATAATCCAGTTTGTGGATCAACTCCAAACTCTTGCATTGCTTGTGCCATAACACCAGCAAAATTACCCTCTTGTTGAATAATTTTAGCATCAAGTCTTGCAGTGTCTGTCCATGTATCTGATGCTGGTGTTAACTTAACAGTTGCTTGCCAGAAACTAACTAAGAATGGTGTTACACTTTCTGTTCTTGTAGCAAACTGCTGACTTAACCATTCAACTTCAGTATAGTCAAGAGTTACTACTTCTTCACTCTTTCTTATATTTGTTCCTTCTGCAGCAAGGAAAGAACGATCAGCTCCAGCATCAACACCTTCTACAGGGCCAGGCATCAAATCTACAGATGTGCAATAATGTTGTGGTCTTAATTCATTTTGTTCAAGATCTAAACTATTTCTAACTTTAAATCCATTAGTTTCCTGTGGTTGTAGGGTTGTAAAATTATCAACAAAAAATCCAGATTTAAATTTATTTAATCCATCAGCATCAGGAATGAATAAATTTGATGTCTGTGTTTCCAGCATAGACAATGATGTATAATATTCTAAGTTCTTGATTCTGTCTTCAAGATCTTTAATATCTTTCATTCTATATCTCTTATATTTCAAGAAATCAATATTCACATGTCTTGGTTGGAACATGAATGGATGTAATTCCACTCTTGCTAACTCTATAGCATCCTCAACTGTATTTGGAGATTCTCTTTTATCAGATGGATCTCCATATTGAACTTGAAATCTTCCAGTTCTATCTAAGAAAATTCTATCAACTCGACCAACAAAATATGAGAAATCAAGACTAATTGATTCATCAGAAGCTAATATATTTCGAGCAGAACTTCCTGATGCAGTAAATGTTCTTCCAAAAAACTCAAATGGTGATCTCACATTTTCAAGAACAGTATAAGATGAAACTTTTGGCCTTATATCAATCGTATCAGTTACCATTTCACCATTAATCATAGGAATTTCTCTTCCATAATCAAAAGTATCATAAGAATTTTTTACAGTAATGTCACCTTCATCAGTTGCTTCATAGAAACCGTTTTTAAAATATATTTTTAATTGTCTCTTTGGTGCTTTTGCATTTGATCTTCTAGTAATAAACCCATAATCATAGAAAGTGCTCCTTTGACCATTAGTAAATGTATAATTTGCTGATATGTTTCTACTAGGATTATCTAAAGTTGTAATTAGACCTTGAACTGTTGTTTCTTTAAATACTACAATTTCACCTTCTTCAAAAGCAGTTTCATTAAGAGTGATGTATGTAATCTGAGCATCTGTTAAAATTTCAGCTACAATTGCTACCGCACCACTATTTTGACCTGAGAATTTTTCACCAACAACTAAGTCTGTTGCTTTTCCAGCAGGCCCATTTAAAGATGTTAGTGTCATCTTAGGTGCAGAGGCCTCTGATGTATCTGTAGATTCAAAAACACCATGAATTCCTACAACATCTGCTTCATTTAATGCTATCTTAGGATCTTGAACTCTTGTTCCCATAGGGAAGTTTCCTGATGTTAAACCATCATTTAAAGTTGTTGCACCAATACCAGAAGCACTATCTTTTGAATAGTTAACCACTATTGAATTTACACGATTTAATCTTTTTATTTTTGCTGCTGGTTTTGATTTATTAAGAGTTGCTATTAGTGTGCACCCAGTTGTAGCTGCACCTAATCCTTCTATCTGTAATACCGTATTACCTGCGGAGAAGAAAAACATTTCCTCTGTTAAGGAAACAGTTGTTCCATCAGATCTCATGAAAACATATCTTTCTTCATCAAATGGTAAAAATGATTCGTTAGTATCTGCAGCTAATGCGGAGGTAAGTTGACCTAATCCTGTATTTGGATTAATTGCCACATCCACATCAAATGATTTTCTAATAGTTATATTAGAGTTGGTTAAATCAACATTTGAAATGAATGATTTAGGCATTAAAGCATATAATGCACTTTCTGTAGATCTTTCTAATGGTGATGTTTGAAGTTTTAAACTAGGAACTTGTAAAGAAGTTCCAGCAGTTCCTTTGAATAAAGCACCCTCAGCCACACCAGTTACAGTAGAGACACCAGTAACAACAACATCATTTGTATTAACTTCAGTTATTCTTGCGAATGATGGAACATTATTACCTAATCCACCAAACGATAAAATATTTCCAACTTTTAGTGTACCTGGAAATAATGAACTTTCACTGGTTACAGTACTAATTGAAACACTACCTGAACCTAATGCCGAAGTCATACTAGCAGTGCCAAAATCAATTATTGGTGACTGTATTACATCTCCATTAAAAGTTTTTGCAAAACCAACATCACCATTATCAGGGCCACCATATAATGATTTTACATCTTGCATACCAAAAGAGGTAATTGCAGTTGCAACACGATTATTATTAATACCATTAATCTCAAATGGTTCGTTAGTTATAAACTCTCCAGTTTTTTCATAAACTACCAAAGATGTACTATTACTAACAGCAGATCTTAAAAATCCTGTAGCACCACTATACTTTCCTTTTATTTCAGTTGGTATTGTAAGTGTGATTGGTTCATTAAGAGTTAATTTAGAATATAATTGAATATCATATAATGAGATATCCCACTGATTGACTGCAGAGTTAGCGACAGTATAAGAACCAGATTCTAGAGCAAAATCGTAAACTCTAGCAACACCAATCTCATCTCCATTAGCACTTAATTGTGAAGATCCTTGTCTTTGATCTCTTAAACTAATAATATAAGTATTTCCTATTCCTATCTGAGGTGCACCAGATACATTATTCATTCTTATTGAATTTCCAGTTTTATATGATACTCCTTGACTTTCTAATGTTAGTGATGTTCTTGGTTTTGGGCAATCTATGTAAGTAGAACTAATAGTTTCAACTTCATAACCTTTAATAAAAGCTTTACCTGGTGATACTTGATATAACGCAAGATCATCTGATGCTAAACTTCCACCTTGTGTAAATTGACCCTCTTCATAAACTCCATTATTACCGTAATTATCATTCAATGAATCTCTTACAGCAACACTAAAACTCTTAACTGTATAATCTCCAGATTCTGCAAATGTTCTACGAGCTAATTCATCTCTAATAAAACCATAATTTGTGTTTTTAACTTGAGATCTTAACAATCCATTATCAATAACTGCCAATTCAACAAAATTAGAATCATTAAAATCATCTAATGGTTTAGCAAATAGACTAGCAGATATTTTTAAACGATCTGCACCTGGTGCAGCATAATTATTAAATCCTTTTGAGTTGTCTGCTAATGTTTCATCTTCATCAGCATTAATTATATCTTCTTCTATTCTTAAACCAATTCTAGCACTTGGAGTATTACCATACTGAGACAATAAAATTGTTTCATCTTGAACCTGAACAAAATTACCTCTGATAAAATAAACACCGTTAGATATAGAGAAAGATGCAGCAGTAGATGTTGCATTATTAGCAATACATGAAGCAAATGTTTCTCCTGAAGGTATGAAGGCATTATTTTGAGGCCCTGAAACAATATCACTATCTGCTATTAATAATTCACCATCAGCAAATACTTTAATTGTGCTGTCTTCTACACCAGAAGACATATATGAAATATAAAGTGTTAGATTACCATTCTCACTATTCTCAGACCTGAGAATCTGTTTAACTATCGCTGTTACACCAGTTGTTGCTCCAATTATCTTTCTATCAATTAACTGATCAATGTAAAATTCTACAGGAACTCCCAAATGGCTATTATTTAATTCAACAGCATAATACTCAGGAGAATACGCAGTATTACCTGGTATTACTTTTGCACCTTCTTTAAAGAAATGTTGACCAAATTTTTCAATTTGATTTTGTAATATAGACTGAAGACCTGATAATTCTCTTGCTTGTACAGGATAACCAGGCTTGAAAAGAACCTTATGATAATTATCATTCGGATCAAAATCGTCAAAATAAGGTGAAACGTTAAGATTGGTTTGCTGAGCCATAGTTAATTAGAACTGTAATATTATTTTGACATCTTCTTTTTGATTGGAAGATCTAGTAATTGATGGTCTGTGATCAACATAAATCATATTTCCAGAATATTTGTCAATTTCTGGATTAGAAACTCCCTTAGTAAATGTTTGACCAAGGTAGTAGGTTCTATTATTTATTGAGGTAGAAAGACCTGTGAATGTAGTGCTAATTGATAAATTAGAACTACCACCAACAATAGTTACGTTACCACCAGTGTCTGGATCTGCAGTAAATCTTGTTGTGTTATAACCATAAATCGCTGCAGTTGCTGTTTGTGCAGTAGATACAGAACCTGTTGCAGTTATAAAACCAGCGATAGTTCTATCTTGCCAATACTTTAAAACACCTGTTGTTTGATCATATGCGATGACTTTTCCGTAAGCAGTAACACCTGTTCCAGTTGTTTGAGATATTAAACTGTCAGGAGTGAATGTTACAGAACTATATCCAGTTCCTGTTAATCTTAATCCATAGGCAGCACTTGCCTTATCTAATGTAAGTAACTGGTCAGATCCAAACGCTTTAGGATTTTCTATGATACCTATTCTAGCAATCTGGTTTCCTGTTATAAAGTCTGGGTTTTCAGCATCATTTTCAATTCTTGCATAAAGTAAAGCATTGGTTGCACCCAACTCTCTATAGATATCTGCACCATGGCCACCTGGTGGTGGAATAATAACGTCAAGAGTTGGTGGAGATGTTGGTGTTGGAACTGATCCAGCAGCTAAATCAACATTACCATAAGTATATCCAAATCCCTCGTTAGATATCGTGACACTCTCTATTTGAGCATCATTATTAACAACAACAGTGCATTCTGCATTGAATCCATCACCTTTAATTGGAACTCTAGTATAAGTTTGGTTAGCAGTTCCTATACCAGTTCCTCTGTTCTTAACAACAACAATTTTGATTCCACCATCTACAGCATTATTTTTTATAGACGCATCTGCAGCATTATCTCCCCAATTCAAAGGAACTGGCATGAAATCTGTAGAATCAAACTTAACCAAGTCTGCTGGTTTAATGCTATACAAATATTTCCAAATATATCCGTCACCAGAAGTACCAGCTGCTCTTGGTTCTAAATCAGTAAATGTTGGTTCATCTAGAGATGGTTTACCATCAGGTGTTTCTGGTGTTGTTCCATTCTGTAAGCAAATATAAACCCTAAAATCACTGTTAACAACAAAGTAGTTTGCAGTATATAATGATGTTCCACCAGAGTTTGGTGGTGCATTAGAAATACTGTAGTCGTGTCTATAATAATCGTATGTTGTACCTGAACTCCAATTTTGTTTTGGAACAATTTGTTTTACATCAGCAGAAGTTATCCTCTTAACAGCAAGCATAGTGTCATAATAATCATTCATATTATTGAAACTATCGATAGGTGCTGGAGGAGCAGAATCCCATGTTGACACAATACTCGTAGGATTAGGTAAACCCACAAAAGCATAGTAAGAGTTAGTCGAAGTGGATACACCAGCAACGAAATTCTTTGCATTTAATATTCTTA